CTTCCTTGTCGCCCGTCAGGATGCGCGTGCCGTCGATCAGCTTCGACGGGAAATCAAAGACCGCGCCGGTGACGGTCTGCCCGCTCTCCGTCACGCTCGCGGATCCAGTCGCCGGGTCGTAGTCGCCGGTCGTGCGCTGGGTAAGCGTCATGAACTGGCCGAACTTGCGCAGCAGCTTGAGCGCCGTCGCGGCGGGGCGGGTGTAGACGCTCATGCGGACAATCCAACCTGCGCTAGGACATTTGCTCTTGCCTGCTCACGCGTTTTGCCGAAATCAAACCAGACGGGGTCGCCCGGTTCGGAGAGCGGGCAATCGCCTTGGATCATCCCCATCTTCGCCCACGACAAGAAACCGTCACCCTTGCCCTTGGCGGTCGCCACCTGGAAATCACCATGGCGGGTCACCTGCTTTTCGGTGACGTTGGGGTTGCGCTTGAGGATCATTCGAACTCCAGCGTGTCCACGCCGTTGCCGCAGCCGGTGTTGTACTTGGAGGCGAGCTCCACGGCCCGGCGCGCATCGCATCCGCACTCCATGGCGACAAGCGCCGATTCGTCGCCTGAACCGAAGGCACAAAATGGCATCTCCACTCGGAACGGATGCGGCGTGCTCTCAAACTTCCACACCGACAGGTCCGGCCGGATCACGATCAGGCTGGCGCCCGTGTCCGTCGAGCGGTTGCTATCGGGGTAGTCCTCGGCCACAGCGCCAGCGCACCACCAAGCGATCATCTCCATGCCGATGGACAGGTTGCCCGCGACTCCGAGCAGGCACCCCTGGTGCTTGAAGATCTTCGTCACGCTGGTTCGCGTGGCGCCACTGCAAGCCAGCTTGTCGGCTGCGAGCGTCTTTCCATCCCAGGCGATGACTGTCACTTGAGCAGCCTCCGCACGAACCGCTCCAGGCCTTCGGCGTCCCGGTTGTAGTAGTGGCGCATCGCCTCTTGGACGTGCTTGTCCACCGCCGCCGTCGCGTTGTGGCTGATCGCGACGTGAGACTTGCAGATGCAGGCGGCTACTGGCCGGTGGCACGCCGCACAAGGCGGTGGCAGATCGTCAGTGCCCACCCGGCACTCGCAACCGGGCTTGCCGCACTCGCGGCAGATCTCGTACTTGCCCATGGCATCAGGCCCGAGTCACCTTGAGCATGCCGCCGGACGCCGCGAAGAACGGCGCCAGCATGCCCTCGATCGCGCGGAACACAGTGCTCTGGCGCGCGCCGACGGCGTATTCCGTCTCGATCGGGCCCACCTTCTCGCGGATCACCGGGGCGTCCAGGTCGGGTGCCAGGTCGCCATCGATGGCTCGCAGAGCGAGTTCGGCGCAAGCACGCTGGACGGCCACCGGCACCTCGTTGCTCGGCCACCAGAGGTTGCCGTCAATGCTGCTGGGCGGCGTGGTAGCGGTGCTGTAGCTGTACTCACGCTCGACGTAGGCTCGGGGCCAGTCCAGGGCCTGGGTGGTGGTGACCGGCACGCCCTTCCAGCGCTGCTTGTAGGTCGCCTGCATGTAGTCGGTCGCACGGCGCAGCATCTGTTCGCGCACCGTATCGCTGGCCAGGTCCGCCCAGGCCGTGTTGCCGCGCGCAGCGTGATAGCTGGTCGCGTCGGCCACGCTGATGAGCGACTCGGCATCGGCTTTCCCGGTGCCATCTTCGACAACAAGGGCCATCACACGCTCCAGTTCACGGCCTTGATGCGGCCGTCAAAGCCCTGACTCACAGGGATCGGAAACCATGGCGCGAGCGCCTCGATGTCGCCGGCATCGCAGGCCAGATCGGGCAGCGGGCCGCATGGCATGTTCTGCACGACCACGCTCACGTTGTAGCCGTAGGTTTTCACCTTTGCCGGGCGGCAGTTGATGCCGGCCAGCACCAAGTGGTAGAGCAGGATCCCGGCATTGAACAGCGCCACATGGCCGCCGACCACTTGCTCCTTCATCGGCGGAACGGTGACCGCCAGCCAGCCGCCTGGCTTGCAGTCCTGTCGCATGCGTTCGATGAACAGTCCGACGTTTCGCTGGTGCTCCAGCACATGCGAGGCCCAGACCAGGTCAAAGGGGCCGCTGCACTCGGCGCTCAGGTAGTCGCCCACCACGTCTGAAGGCGCATTCAGGTTCACGGTAGTCACACGCTTGCCGGCCTGGCGGAATGCCTGCGCGTGCTCCCCACCGCCGCTGCCAACGTCCAGCACTGTCGCAATATCGGGCAGCGACACGCACAGGGCCAAGGCGTCGGCTGCGTGCATCAGGCGTTCCGCGCGCGATTCCGAGCGTGCTGCTTTACACCATTGGCCACCGCTGCGGCGACTTCTTCCATTTGATCCGACCCAACCGGCTCGACCACGACATGCACATGCACATCGCGGGTCTTCTCGCCGTAGGCCGCACGTAGCTGATCGCCGGTCGCTTCGTCGCTAAGCCCCTCCGGCCGCGCTAGGCTGGGCGGGGGATCTTTCGGCGCGTAGATGGCGTCGATGATGATGAACCCCTGAGCGCGCAGTTCGGCCTTGCGGGCTATGCTCACGGGGTGCGGTTCATACGCGATCTTCTGCTCGTTCATGGCTTCTCCAGTAGGTGTTGCATGGCGAATCGCTGCGGGCAGCTGCGACGAAATTCGTCCCAGGTCCACTGCCCCCAGGCGACGCGGCTGAAGTATTCCAGGCGGCGCTCCAGGCTCGGGAGCTGATCGCCGGACAAGTTGGCCCATGCGGCACCAGGAACGGTCGCCACCACCGGTACGCCCGCGATCAGCGCGTCATGCCCGGTGTTGCTGTTTCCTGTGACCACCAGCCGGGCCCCGGCTAGTGCGTCGTCCAGCGTCTTGGCCGGGCACTTCGGTAGCCCGTAATCCAGGTCTTCCTGCAGCGGGTGCGGCCGGATCACGACGTTGGGCCAGCGCTCGCACTGCTCGTCGCACCAGCGCTGCAGCTGCGCGATGTTCATGCCGTGCGAGGCATCCCCCACGGTCTGCACGCACAGTAGGGTGTAGCCGTTCTGGTCTCCGCCTCTCTCTTCGATCTGCACGCCAAGTGCATCGAAGCGCTCCGGGCCACAAGGAGCGGTCGGCAGTCGGTTCAGGCCGCCCAGGCTCACCTGCCAATGGCCGGTGCGCCAGTCGTGTGCATGGTTGGTCCTTTTGACGTAGCCGTAATCCACCACCAGAACCGGGATTCCCTGTTCCTGGTAGTCCTGCATGATCTGCTTGCCCTGCCACTGCAGGCCGAAGACCACGACGACGTCAAAAGGCTCCAGGCAGGCCCGGGAGGTGTAGTCGGAGACCGACCGCTCCCGAGCCTCCTGGCCGGCTAGGAGAAGGCCTTGGCGGAACGCCTCGGCCCCTTCAAAGCCGCCTCGGGCGTAGACGCCCCAGCGCTTCATCAGCGCGACTTCACCACGATGCCGGCGAAGTCCTTGTAGGACGTGCGGGCGGCATCCCAGTTGCTGCCGGTGCCCAGCGCGGAGTCATTGGGGTTGGCGCCGCCGTTGGCCGTGTCCCACTTGAAGCCCTTGACACCCGCGTTGAAGGCGTACTCGCCTTGCATGCGGATCACCAGGTTCTCCAGGCCGGTCACCTCGTCGAGCACCACGCGCTCGCTCTCGCTGTTTTCGGCCACCAGTGCGCCGGCCGTCAGGCCCAGGCAGTGATAGTCGGTGTATGCGGTCGAGCCGGAGCCGCCAGCCACCAGCAACGCGTCGGAGTCGGTCACGATCACCGGGCGGTTCAGCGTCGCAGGCGTGGCGCTCTGCACCACCACGCCCGAGACGATGTCGCCGTTGGCGCTGGTGCCGATCTGGTGGAGCATCAGGTCGAAGTACTGCTTCGAGTGCATCACCCAGGCCACGATGTTGCTGGCCGCGTCGCCGAACTTGGCCAGGCCGTTCACAAGGCCGGCGGTCGTGAGCGTGCCGCTCGATCCCACCGTGTAGGTGACGTCGGACTGGTTCGCGAGCGCGGCGCGGCCGGCGCGCAGCATCGAGTTGAGCATCTCGACCTGCATGGCTTTGCCCACCATGCCGCCGAGCAGCACGGAGAACTCCTCGGGCGTCATGTTCATCGCCATCTTGGCGAACGCGTCGTAGGTCTGCGTGACTGGGCCGATCTTGCGGTTCAGCTTGACGCTGATGATCTCGTCCATCGTCAGCGGCAGGTCCGTCGCGGCGGACACCGAGGTCGTGTCGCGACGGGTGACCAGCGAGGAGATGTTCTTGAAGAACGACTCCTTGGCGTAGTCGCCGCGGCGCGAGACGGTGGACAGCTGGATGGCGCCGCCGGCCGCGTTGAAGTAGGCCGAGGCTTGGGTGAGGGTCTCGACGATGCCGCCGCGCAGCTCGTCCTGGTAGACCTTGAAGTTGGATGCCTTACCGATGGTCATGGCGATGTGCTTTCAAGAAAGGATTGTTGGAGGTCGGTCACTTGGCGTAGTCCGCCTGGACCTTCGAGTTCCACTTGTCGAGGCCGTTGTCCGCGATGAACTTGGCTTTCTCGCCAGGGGTCATCTCGGACGCCTTCTTGTTCGAAGGGGCCCCGCTACCACCCCCACCACTCGCGCCGCCGCCCGAGGCGGTGGCCGGGTACCAGTGGGGGGCCTTTTCCTTCATGCCTTCCAGCCATTCCAGCGGCGTGAACGGGCTCTTGCCGTCCTTGCCCAGCACCGGCTTGCCGTCATCCCCGACGGCGATGGCCTGGCCGCTCTCGTCGAGGGTGAACATCGAGCGGGCCCGGAACAAGGCGTCGTCGATGGCATGCTGGTGCAGTCCCGCCTTGACGGCGGCGGCGCGGATGGAGTCATCCAGTACGCGCCCTTGGAATGCCTGGGCTCTTTTGGCGGCGCTTTCGGCTGCCGCCATCGCATCGGCCAGCTTCTTGTCGTAGTCGGCCTTCATTCGCTCGGTGCGTCGATTCAGGACGTCGTCGATCTTGCCGTCCGCGATGAGCTTCGCCTCCTCGTCGTCGGCGAACCGCTTGAGGATGTTGCGCACTGCGTTCGGGTCGATGCCGTCGAAGTCCTTGAGCTTGTCGTCGCGCTCTTTGAGCTTGCCGAGCAGTTCCGAGTTCTTCGCCTTGAGGCCTGCGACCGCTTCGTCCACGGCTTTCTGGATGGCTGCTGCGGAATCACCGCCTCCGCCACCCCCGCCGCCGCCTTTACCGTCGTCGCCCCCCTCGGGGGCCATGACACGCGAGAGAAGATGCTGTTTCCAGATGGGCATGAAGTGTGTCCCCTGAGGACGTGTTGATGAACGGCCCTTGGCCGGTGGTGCATGCCCGCCTGGCGGACATGAAAAAGCCCGCCGCAGTTACCCGGGCGGGCTAGATTCGAGTGGCCTTGCGGCCAGTATTCGGTTCAGGCGAGGACGACCCTCTCGCCCTTCATGTAGCAGTTCGCGCAGACCAACTGCTTGGTCCCACCCTTCGGTTTGCCGCCCTCCAGCATAACGCCGGTTTTGAGCTCCAGAACCTCGCGGCCTCCGCAGCGGTTGCACTGGAGCATGGCGGCCGGACGGGGCGCCTTCTTCACCCGCAAGCGCACCTGCTCGGCGGGTCCGGGCGGCGTCGGAGGAACCAGGGTGAGCTTGGACACGCGCCCATTCTGGCGCTACAGCCCTGCCCGATCAAACGCGGCAGCGTCGCGCGCACGCAGCTGCTCTAGCGTGAGGAAAGAGCCACGGTCGTTGTAGAACCGATCCAGCTCCAGCCCGCCCTTGCGGAACAGCGCGCCCCGCGTGGGGCCCAGGATCTCATCCTGGCGCGCGGCCGACTGCTTCGCCAGCCACTGCGCATAGGTCTGGTCCGCTGGTACTTGGCCGTCCATCGACGCCCGCGCCGACGGCGAGAACTCCGGCACGTCCGATCCGTTGAGCTCCTTCCAGCTCTTGAGTACCGGCACGCTGCAGGAGCGGCACTGCCAGTGCGCCCGGCCGGGCCCACCCAGCCACGGGAACTCGTGCCCGATCGGCTTGTGGGTGTCCGGCGTGTACTGCTTGCCGTCACGAGCGCGGCAAATTTCAGACGTGCGCGCGTCCAGCGTGGCAGTCCAGCTCAGCGCCTTGATCAGGTCTGCATTCCCCTCGTAGAAGTTGTCCCGCGCCGTGCCCGCCGTGTGGCTCACGGCAGTCCGCACCACGGCTTCCGCGTGTCGGCGGTCGATCTCGATGATCCCGTCCTCGTAGCCCTTGGCCCGGGTGCCGCGCACCCTGCGCACGATCTCGCTGGTCGTCTGGCCTTCCACGAACCCCACCCGCACGGCATCGCGGATGCGCGTCATGCGGTCGGCCTCGATGCTGCGCGACCATTCGGACAGTAAGCGCCCCTGGAATGGCCTCGACATCGCTGCGGCCCACGCCTGCTCCACCACCACGGCATTGAGCCGCATCTGCACCGGCAGCGCCTTCTGGAACAGCTGCACCTGGAACCCGGCCTCGTAGTCCACCAGGTCGCGCATCTCGGCCGTGAGCTCCCGCCCAATCTCCTGGTAGGCCTGCGCATTGATCATGCGCACCGACTGAAGCAACGCGTCCAAGCGCTCCACGGTGAAGGACTGCGGGTCAATTTGCTCGAGCGCCGCGGTCAGTTGAGCAAACAGGTCCGCATCCGTCCTGTTCAGGATGGCGATGATCCGCCGGACAACCCCGTTCGAGTAGCGGTGCAGGTCTATCTGGTGCGCGATGTCCGCGACCAGCAGGATCTCATTGGCCGTTGCCACCCGGGGCCCCAGCTGGCTCGTTCATCATGCCAAGGGCGGGCCCCTCGGCCTGGATGCGGTCCTGCTCCTCGGCGTAGTCCACGTCCGCGCTGATCACGCCGCGGCGCTGCGCTTCCTTGAAGGTCGTTTCCTTGGAGGTGATGCCGCCTTGCTGCAGCGATACGAGGTCCGCCACCGCAGCCTCCAGGCTCAGGGCACCGAAGTCCGTGAACAGGGTAACGTGCCCGCCCGTGGCCTCGCCCACCCAGTCCGCCATGATCTGCAGCGCCTGGTTCAGCGCGTCCTGCAGGCCGAGCGCCACCCGGCGCAGTGCGCACATGCTCTTGTCGTTGTCCGCCGCGGCCTCGATGCGCGTCGAGTTGCCCGGCTTCATGACCAGCATCTCGGCGCCGGCCTGGCGCATCTCGTCCTTCAGGTCGTCCAGCGAGGTCTTGCCGGCGCCGATCGCCGCGCCCGTGTGCTCACAGAACGTGAGGGTTGCGTCTCGCGGCAGGTCCACCGCTGCCGCCGCCCCGATGGTCAGCTCCTTCTTGATCGGCTGGCCGTTGGCGTCGATGCTGTCCTGGATGCCCGTGCGAACCAGGATCGGCACCCGAGCGACGTGCAGCAGGGTGTCCTGGTCGGATTGCGACTGCCAGTGCTTGACATTCAGGTGCGCCAGCTCGATCAGCGGCGGCTTGCCGGTCAGAAACCCCGTGCGCTTGCCGTACACCGGCACGAACGGGACGTACTTGAGGGTGGTGACGCCATCCTCATGGAGCTGCCACTCGTCCTTGTCCTGCGCCTTGCGCCAGGTCTGCCACTTGCCGGGCTCCAGCACGCGCACCTGGTCGATGCTCTTGGAGCCGAAAGCGCCGTCGGGCTCCTCGACGCACTCCATGAAGCGCAGCTGGTGGATCACCCACTTGCCCGAGCGCCGTGCCGCGATGCAGCCCAGGATCTGGCCGGCCTTGATGTGGACCATGTACGGACGCAAGCCCTGGGCCCGCTCGTCGGCCAACGTCCGCACGCCGACGGCCTGGGGGTAATCCACCAGGATGCCCGAAAGGCCCTGCGACAGCGCCGATTCCATCTGGTCGGAAGCGAACACCGTGAGGTTGCGTCCCTCCAGGTCGATGTCCTCGCACCACTCCTTGAGCCGCGCCGGCACGTCCTCGCCGATGGTCACCGGCTTGCTGAACACCTTGCCGGTGAGCGTTTCCACCGTCGTCTGGTAGGCCGGGTACAGGGTCGCCGTCGCCAACCGCGTCTTGTATGAAGCCGCGTCCTCGTTCGGCCACCTGGGCAGGTACGCCTCGCCGGCCGCGCGCATCGCAGCAGTCCCGCCCATCAGGGCAGCGGCCAGGGTCCAGTCCGCCTGCATGGCTTCGACTGCCGGCGATCGATCGGCAACGGTTGCGGCCATGTGTATTTCCTCTTACGCCCGCAGTGGGGCAACCGAGCTGGATTCACGAATGACCGGGTAGTCGAAATCGACCATGTACCCGACCGCCGTCGTGATGTGCTGGTAGTCCGTTTGCTCTTCCTGAAAGGTCGAGCCCTTTTTCGTCTGGACCGTCGCCAACCCCTTGTGGGTGTACGGCGCCTGGCGGGTGTTCACGAACAGCGTCACCTCGCCCGCGGCGTTGCGGATCTTGGCCCGCACGGCGTTTTGCCGGTCCTTGATCGCCGGTGCCGCCGGCTTCACGCGGCGGGTGAAGCCCCAGCCGTTCGCTCGCAGCACGTTCTCAATCTCGGTGTAGTCCGACGCGTGGCCGTGCTTCTCGCCGGCCTGCCCCGCCGGATCGCCGTAGATCAGCACATGGCGGTTCTTGTGCGCCTTGAACTTCTCCACGAACTCAAGCGCCGACTGCCGCGCCACCGCCGAGGTCAGGATGATCTCGTCCAGCAGGTACAGCGCCGGGCCCCGCCGCACGCCGATCCCCGAGGACAGCGGCGTGAAGTTGAAGTCGTGATACCAAAGCAGTTGTTCCTCCGGTCGAATCTGCTCGGTCGTGTAGTTCGCTGCGCTGTATTCTTCGTAGATCCGACCCGAAGCCGTCTCGAAACTCGCCTCGTATTCCTGCCGGTATTGCTTGGCCGACATCTGCCGCTTGGCGGCTTCGATGGTCTTGGCCGGCAGAATCTCGGCGCTTTTCCAGTGGAAGACCTGCCAGTCCGGGTCGTTGGCCGACTGCGCGTACTCCGCGAACTCGTACAGGTTCCCGAGGCCGTCAGGCACTCCGATCAACCAGCACCAGGCCAGGTAATCGGGGCGCAGCGGGTTGAACGTGTCCAGGGCCGGACGGATGTTCGCCTCCCAAGCCTCGGCCTTGACGTCGTCGATCTCGTCGATCACCCCGCCGGTCCACAAGATGCCCTCGATCCGCTCCGGTCGGTCCAGGCCGATCAGGTGAACTTCCGTGCCGTTGTCCAGGTAGATGATCAGCTCGGTTTCGCTGGGGGCCTTGCTTGCCATGCTGGTCAGGCACAGCTTCTTCATGTCCGACCAATAGATCTTCTTTACCTGGTCGCGCGTCGGGGCGGCGATGAAGTAGCGCTCGTTCGCGTTCTTCAGCGCCTCCTTGGCAACGAACCGCTTGGCCCTCTCCGTCTTGCCTGACCGGCGGCCGGCTGGCACCACCGGGAACCGCACGCCGCGGCCGATGGCTTCGATCAACGCCCGCTGGATCGGGTGCTCCTTTAGCTTGTACCAGCGCGCCAGTTCGCGCTGCGTGGCCAGGGGCAGCGCCATCAGTTCGGCAGCGCCGCAGCGATCTCGCGCAGCAACTGCTCCTTGTTACCCGCAGGCATCCCGCCCTCTCCCGCATTCGCCAGACCGTAGGCTTCGCGCTCCAAGCCGATCAGGATCTTCAGCGTCTCGGCCAACTTCTTCATGCTGTCGATCCGGCCGCCGCTGGAGATCACCTTACGGTACAGGTCGTTGCGCTTGTCCTGGCCCGCCTTGTCCTCGGACCGGAGCAACTCGCCCAATTCCTCGAACAATTCGATGCCTCCGGTCTCCGCTTCGATCTCCCGCATCAGGCTCAGCGCCAGTTCGCGGAACCGCCGGATGTCCACCCGGTGCGTGAGCCGGACGTTGGCGATCACCTCCGCGTTGGCGTCCACCAGCTGCCGTTCGGTTTCCGCCTTCTCTGTGGCAACCTCCTTGGCAACCTCGCGTTTGGCAACCAGCGCGTCGGCCTTGGCGCGGATCCTGGCTTCCAGGTCGCGGGTCCAGCCTTCCTTGCCCGCCCGCTTTCCGATTGCGGTATGGGAGACGCCGTGGGCGGCTGCGATTTCCCGCACCGAGAGCACCCCGGCGCGGTAGTCCAGCTCTACCCGCTCCCAATCAATCTCTTTCTTGCTGGCCACGGTTGCCGTGCAGCGAGACGATCTCGCGCACTTGGTCGATGGTCGGCAGCGGCCGGAAGTCCACGCCTGCGGACTGGCAGGCACCCAGAAGCGGCACAGCCTCCTGCGGGCTGACCGGCGCCACCAGCATCTTGCGCAAGTACTTAGGCTGCTGGCGGGCCGAAAGCACGGACGGCAGGACCGATGCGTAGTAGAAAAGCTGACCAATGCCGGACGCGATCTTCGCCGGCTGCGCCCAGCCCTTGGCTTCCAAGATGGTCATGCCACCGTCTTCATGGAACAGCAGCAGGTCGATGCGCCCGCCGGGAACGTGGAATTCGAACCGACTTCCATGCACCTTCGGCAGGTCCAGGGCGCGCTCCAAGTGGCCGGTGTGCAGCCAAGCTTCAAGCAGCAGCACCGCCAAGCTCTCGGTGTTCTCGGCCTTAATGAACCTGACGGCCAATTCGATGTCTCGCTGACTCGCCATCGGCTCGCCTTTCAATCAAAAGCCCCATCCGCCTTACCAGGCTTGATCTGGCCCGGCTGGAGCATGCGGTGTTCACTCGCGCCAGCCCCATGGAGTGCGCAGGGACCGAGGAGACCTTCCGGCCACTTTGAACCCCTGGCCGGGCCACACGCTGGCTGTGTGGATGAATCGGGGCGCGGAGTAAGGTGCTGGGCGACACGCCCCAGGTGCTACGCGAGCGGTTGGGGTGATGGGCGGCGCCCAGACGGGGAGTGACACGCTGCGGTGAGCATCGCCCGGTCGGGCCAGCACTGCCGGGAACCCCCAGCGTTCTAGGCTTGGCGTGTCGGAAACGAAAAAGCCCGCGCGGTGGCGGGCTTCGGAATGGTTGCGGCGGGCAGGGCTCGAACCTGCGACAACCAGCGCGCAAGGCGCTGGGGCTCTTCCTACCGTAGCCCCTACTCCAGTGATCGCGATACGTGTTTCGGGGCTGAGCTACCGACCGCAGCGGATTGTCCGTTTTCAAGGCGAGCTTGTCCATCGCGGTTCGACCCGCACTCACAACAAGTGCGGCGTCAGATTCGGATTGTGTGCGCCTCATAAGCGCGGACCCCGGCGCGCGGGTTGGGCGCGATGCTAATTGAAGCTCAGCCATTGCGCAAGGAGTTCCGCATCGAATGTCTCGTCTTCCCGACGGCGCCCTTCAGAAAGTTGAGCACCCGGTTAGCCCCCAATGGGCGCGGCCGCTCCCCCGTCCCGTTGCAGTGTTGGCAGGTCTTGCCCAGCACGGGGGCGTCCGGTAGCCGGCGCTCGCCGAGCCCGTCGCAGACCGGACAGGTCGGCGCGATCCAGTGCGTGAGCGCTGGCCCGAGCAGCCCCGCGTCCACCCCGTGCGCCGCAGCCCAGAGCTCCAGCGCCTCCATCACCTCGGACCGGCCTCGGATCTTCTCGGCCCGGCGCTTAATTGCTTGCGAGTAACCCAAGTCCGCCATGCCGCGGGCCCGTTTGATGTCAGGCTTCCCCTTCCTGTCCGGCATCTCCAGGGCGAACTGCGCCACCTCGGCGTCCGTGGCCTTGCGTGGCTTGCTGCATCCATCCCACTCCGACCGCAGACGCTGCAGGGCCTGCCCGAGCCGGCTTTTCGACCAGCCCGCCGCGATCAGCACGTCGGCCGCGCCACGCCGGTTTACGTCCACCGTCAGGTCGGAGGTGTTCACCGCCGACTGGTACAGCTCCTCGACCCCTGCCCGCTCGTTCCCCGTCTCAAACATGCGTTCTCCTCAGATTTGCTCGTCCGCGTGGTGCGAGTTGTAGTAGCCAAAGTCCAGCAGGGCCAGTCCGCCGATCTGAAAGACGACGTAGAACCCGGGGCCGTGGTCCTCACCAGCGCTCATGAGGCGCACGTCCAAGTCGATCCAGTCGTACCAGCGGCGCTCGCCTGACACCCGGTGCGGCCAGTTCCACTCCCAACACATATCGCGCTTCACGGCTTGTCCACCTCACCAAACGCGCAGCGGTAGCGAAGGCACTGGCCGATGCGGGAGCAGCGAGCGCAGTCGGTGCACTCGTCGCAGGGCTGCGCCCTCGGCGTAGAAATGAAATCGCCGAAGTAGTAGGTGACGTCACCAGTCACCGGATCGACCTCCTTGCGCACGTCTTCCCACCCCTGCGCCTTGCACTCGGCTTCGCGCTGTCGCGCCCTCCTGAGCGCCTGGGCCACTTGCTCGCCCCACTGGCGCGCCGTCTCCGCCGTCACCGGCTGAATCACAACGTTCACTTTCATGCCGCTCTCCTTCCGCTTTCGTTGATTGCGATGAGCCCAGAGAACAGCCCGCCTACCGGCGCGAAAGCCGTGCGCTTGCCGCTTCGGTGCTTGCTGACCGTCTGATGGCTGACGCCAAGTTCCGCCGCCAGCTCGAGCCCTGTCTTGGACGACGCTCGGATGTAGGCGATCTGTTCCGGGGTCAGCGCCGAACGCTTGCGCCCGCTGGCGCGGTTGGCCGTGATCCGGCGAATGTTGTTCTTGAGCTTTCCGCTCTTGGCGACCAGCGCACCCTGTGCCGCCACCGGCCGGCACACTAGGTGCTCCGGGTTGATGCAGGTGCGCTCATTGCAGGTGCGGAACACCCTCCAGCCGTTCGGGATGGGCTTGCCTGTCTTGACGTGCCACATGGCCCGCCAGCCGGTCTGGGTGCACATCTCGCCGTCGCGGCGCGTGAAGTCCGGCGCCCACACGCGCGGGTAGCCATCGGACACGGCGCCGGCCCAGAGCCAGTGCCCGTCGTCGGTGATACGGCAGCGCTCCCGCAGGTCTTCCGGGCTCATGCCATCCTCCCGGCCGTTCCCAGTCTCGCCAGCAGCTTGGCGTTCGCCTGCACGCTCACCCCGACGTGCCCGACCCACATCGCCGCGGCGTGAACCCGGTTCCTCGCGTCCATCTTGGACTTGGTGCGCATGATGTGGATCTCGATGGTTTTGAAGCTCAGGCAGAACTCCTCAGCGATCTCCTTGGGCGTGCGGCCCATGACCAGCCGGTTCATGATTTCGCACTGCATGCCGGACAAGCCCCAAGGGTTCGGCAGCGGCTTGATGTTTGGCTCGCGCGGCGGCTTGGCCTTCGGGGGCTTGGGAGTGCGAACCACGCGCAGGCGGGGCGGCTCCGGCAGGACGTCACCCGGGCGACAGCGCAGCGGCTCGGCGAGCGCGGCGAAGGGGTTCATGCCATGACCCTCCTGCTCCAGCTCAGGAGAAGGCCCAGGTTGTCCAGCAGCGCCTGGTTCGCCTCCTGCCGGCCTTCTTCAAGCGCCTGCACCTCCTCATCGCTGAGGTCGGGAAAGGATTCGCGTGTATCGGTGCTCATGTCGCCTCCTTCGGTTGAGTGATGCAGCTACGAGAAGTCGCCAACGATGTGATCCCACGTCCCCTCGCCGTGGCCGATGCAGTGGCGGCCATCGATGCGGTGGCGCAGCAAGCCGTTCGGCCCGCGCTCGCT